TGGCTGGTGGGTAGTCAACAAAGCCAATGGTGGAATTAAATATGTTCCAGCAGACGGTCTTGACATAGACAAAGAGATTACTATATTAGAAGATACTGTTGACACAGTAAATACTAATGAGTTCAAGCGTTGTTTTGATCCTATACCTGAAACATTCAGAGGTAAGGCATCAGGCAACAAAGTATTGAATAGCAATTGTAAGTTCTGTGATTACAGGTTTGAGTGTTATCCTACCCTACAAGAGCTACCATCTAAGGTGTCTCAGGCTAAGGTAAAACCCATTGTACCATACATAGAAATAAAGGAGTATTAAATGTTAGGTGATGAAGAAATAAAAGAAATGCAGGAGCAGATTGCTGCTATGGAAAAGGACATTGCAGAGCGTAAGAAACAGCTACACGAAGCTAGATATGCAGGACTACGTTCAGCTATGGAAGCACGTAAGGCTGCGGAAGATGCGGTGCGACAAGAGCTACGCTCACTAGGTGTGTCTACTGTAAGTAGTTTGCCTAGTCCTTGGAATGGGTTGTGGCGCATCTAATGTATGGCAAGCAGTTTGCCGCTGCTCTAAAGCATGGGTATAGGAGTGGGCTAGAGATCAAAGTAAAAGACTACTTGGTGGAGCGTAATGTTCGTGTCAAGTATGAAGCCATAAAGATTGAATGGGAAGATCTTATGTACCGCACCTATACCCCAGACTTTGTGTTACCTAATGGGATCATAATAGAAACTAAAGGTAGGTTTACATCAGATGATAGACGTAAACATGCCGCTATTAAGAAACAGCATCCAAAGCTAGACATTAGGTTTGTGTTTGAAAGTAGTAGACGTAAGCTGAGTAAAGGTGCTAAGACAACCTACGGTCAGTGGTGTGAAAAAAATAAGATCTTGTTTTACGATAGGATCATTCCAGAAGATTGGCTAAATGAAAAAGGTAAGGACATGCACCCTGATCTAATACATTTTCCATACAAAAAAGTGAAGAGGAAATAATATGGCAGAAGAAAAAGTATTTATGGACTTTGATCCAAATGATTTTATCATACGTATCACACCATTCCTAGACAAGAAGGGTAGCTGGACAGGAGAGTTAATGGTAGGCACTGTTACTACAGGAGAGAACACTACAACAGACGATGACTACGTTAATCTAATGCGGATGTGTCACATGGTTTGTGCATCTATCCCAGCTATGGAAGATAGTACTGACATACGAGAAACCCTTGCCAAGTATGCTAATGATGTGTTAGAAGAAGAAGATAACACACCAAAGGCTACAGTGGAAAGTGTTGAAGGTAATGTAGTTAAAGTAAAGTTTAATTAAAGGAGATACGTATGTCAAATAAAGATATGGTAAACTCACCAGAGCATTACAACTTTGCAGGGGTAGAATGTATTGATGCTATTCGTGCAGCAACTGGTGAAGAAGGGTTTCAGTATTACTTACAAGGTAACATTATGAAATACCTATGGCGATACAGATATAAGAATGGCATAGAAGATTTACAGAAAGCACAGTGGTATCTGAATCAGTTGATTGAGGAAGAGAACGGTGATAGTTAAAGTATTTCTTACATTAAAAATAGACGAAGACGAATATCCTATTCCTGTGGATGGCTTTGTCGAAGAAGAAGTGAAGGATGCACTACAGGAATTTATCTACGATGTAGATGGTATGGAAATTAAATCAATAAAATTAATAACGGAGTGATGCACATGGATAATTATTTACCAACAGACTATCAATCCTTCATTCATACTTCACGGTATGCACGATGGCTTGAAAATGAAGGACGAAGAGAAAATTGGAGCGAGACAGTAGGACGTTACATAGATAATGTTGTTATCAATTTAGTCGATAACAAGATTGCTAACGAAATTCGTGACGCTATCTTAGGTCAAGAGGTTACGCCTAGTATGAGGGCTATGATGACTGCAGGTAAGGCATTAGAGCGTGACAACACTGCAGGTTATAACTGTAGTTACTTACCCGTAGATGATCCTAAGTCCTTTGATGAGGCTATGTTCATTCTCTTGTGTGGTACTGGTGTCGGCTTTAGTGTCGAACGTCAGTTCGTATCTAAGCTCCCTGAAGTTCCTAAGTTGTTCGACAGTGATACAACAGTCGTTGTCAAGGATAGTAAGGAAGGTTGGGCTAAAGCTTTCCGTCAAGTGTTGGCACTCCTATGGGCTGGTGAGATCCCTAAGTGGGATGTCTCTAAGGTACGTCCTGCTGGGGCAAGACTAAAAATATTTGGTGGTAGAGCTAGTGGCCCTGCACCATTAGTAGAACTATTTAATTTTGCTATCACTACATTCAAGAATGCACAAGGACGTAAGCTATCTAGCATTGAGTGTCACGATCTTATGTGTTTCATTGGTCAGATTGTTGTAGTGGGTGGTGTGCGTCGATCAGCTATGATTAGTTTATCTAATTTATCTGATGACCGTATGCGTCATGCTAAGTCAGGTCAGTGGTGGGAGACTGCTGCACATCGTGCATTAGCAAATAACAGTGTTAGTTATACAGAGAAGCCCGACATGGAAACATACATGCGTGAGTGGCAAGCATTAGTTGAAAGTAAATCAGGAGAACGTGGTGTATACAATCGTCAAGCAGCTAAAAACCAAGCTAAAAAGTTTGGGCGTAGAGATCCAGATCACGAGTTTGGAACTAATCCATGTAGTGAGATCATCTTGCGTCCATATCAGTTCTGTAATCTTACGGAAGTTGTTGTACGTGCTACAGACACTATGGAAGATCTTGAACGAAAAATCCGTTTGGCAACAATTCTGGGAACTATCCAATCAACGTACACAAAATTCCCATATCTGCGAAAGGTGTGGTCTACAAATACAGAAGAAGAACGACTGCTTGGTGTGTCACTCACAGGGATAATGGACAACCCTTTGATGACATTACGCAACAAAGAATTGGAAAGTACTCTTGAACATCTACGTGGGATCGCTGTATCTACTAATGCTGAATGGGCTGATCGTCTTGGTATACCTGTTGCTGCTGCAATTACGTGCATTAAACCATCGGGAACAGTTTCGCAACTGGTGGATAGTGCCTCTGGCATACATGCTCGCCATAGCCCCTATTATATCCGCACTGTGCGTGGTGATAATAAAGATCCGTTAACAAAGTTTATGATGGATCAGGGTATACCTAGTGAGCCATGCGTTATGAAAGGTGACACTACTACAGTGTTTAGTTTTCCTATTAAGTCACCTGCAAAATCGGTTACACGTAATGATATGACTGCCATTGAGCAACTAGAGATGTGGCTTAAATATCAACGACATTTTTGTGAGCATAAACCTAGCGTTACTATCTCTGTTCGTGAGGAAGAGTGGATGGAAGTAGGTGCCTTTGTATACAAATACTTTGATGAGATGTCAGGTGTATCATTTTTACCACACTCTGAACATACCTATCAACAGGCACCATACCAAGAGATAGACAAAGATGCCTACAATGTGTTACTAAAGTCTATGCCTAAACGTATTGATTGGGCTGGGCTGTCTGAGTACGAGAAAGACGATAACACCGTAGCAATGCAAACTATGGCTTGCTCTGGTGACGTATGCGAAATAGTAGACTTAGTATAAGGAGATATAAACATGGCTACCGTCACCATAGGTGAAACAGAATACAATACAGATAACTTTACTGAGGAACAAAATAAACTCCTTGGTGAGTTATCGTATTGTAATAAGTTAGTTACCCAACTGAAGTATCAGCTTGCCAGTCTTAATGTTACGAATGACATTCTGATTGACAAGATAAAGAAATCACTAGAAACCTAAACAGAATCGGAGTATTCTTATGCAAAAAACAAATTCTTATAGAGAAGGAACAGAAGCAGAGCAAGAGTTTATTGCACTACGAGGTAGTCACGTTGTACGTGAAGCTAACTGGAATGAAAACGTTAACGAACATTGGGATGTACTAGACAAAGAGTTTGGTAGAGTGGATGTCAAAGCAGCTAAACGTAAGTATCGTAATGGTCCTGTAGATAATACTATTTGGTGGGAACTAAAAACAGTTAAGCGTCCACCTAATAATGAATCAGCAAAAGGTTGGGGTGTACCTAATGGTATTGACAGGTACATTGCAATTAAAACTGATGAATACTTTTTCTTAGTTAAACCAGAAAGAGTTATTGACAAAATAAATGAGAAGTGTAAGGATTATTACAGAGGGGAATTTGGATTACACACACGTCCTACCAGAGGTGATCTAATGACAATACTACCTTTATCTTTTTTACAAGAACACGCAGAACATAAACTTAAAATAGCATAAGGAGAATACTTATGAAGAACAATAATAAAAGCAGAGCCTCTCGTGGTTTAGGTAAACATGATGCACCACTAAGAGTGCAATACCAAATGGGCTATTCCGTTTTTAAAAATGGTAGTAGCCTAACAAGCCCATTCGATAAGGATACGATGCAACATCGTGAATGGGAACGTGGGTTTAACAAAGCCTACTTTGAACAACTTAAAAGGGTGAAGGAGTATGAACGAACTACAGGCAGAGGCAGAGCAGTTCCTAAAGGAGAAGTACAGCATGTCTGACTTTAACGCATATCAAAGGAGTGCATCACGTACTGCAATCTATCCTGAACAACACAAGATACTATATCCTGCGTTAGGGTTAGCTGGTGAGGCAGGAGAGGTAGCCAACAAAGTTAAGAAACTTATACGTGATGGCCCAGAAAACAGACCTGATACATGGAGAGAGGACATAGCCAGTGAGATAGGTGATGTACTCTGGTATTGTGCTGCATTAGCTACTGATCTTAACCTTACCTTGGGTATGATTGCAGGACAGAATGAAAAGAAACTCATGGCTAGGAAAGATGCAGGTACAATTGGTGGAAGTGGTGACACTAGATAAAAAAAGAGGGGCTTAATTGCCCCTCACTTTATTTTGCCTAATGTAATTAACACATCTATATGTTTTCTATTTCCTAAATCAAGCTCTATCGTTGGGTAATTTTCTGCAAATAGTAACTCTGCTTTTCTCCTTCTTTGTTCTGGTAGTTTTGAGTACTGATAAGTACTGTATGCTAAAGGATTTCTTAGTAATGCTTTCTTTTCCGTTGCTGTACGGATTAAATCTAAATAACTTTTTAAATTTTCGTTAACAGAATCTTTTTGTACAGTTCTTAGGTACTGTTTAAGACTGTTTTTCTTTTGTAGACCTATTGATTTATTCCACCTTATCTCTGCACGTTCTGCGTCACGTTTAGCTTGACGTATAACTGTTGGTAAATACTTGCTCATCATTTCGTTTTGTTCATTACGAACCGATCTTATTTTGTGCCTACTACCTAGTGCAAAGTTTGGATCGTCATAACCTATAGAGTATAGATATTCTATATCATCATTTCTATCTTTTAAATCAATACCACCAAATAATTTAAGTAATCCACCTGTGCGTTTTTCTTCTGAACCAGTTACAGTTTGTCTATCAGGTAGTGCAGCTTCTTCTTCAGCAGTCATAAGACCGCCTCGTTGTTCTGCTGATCTTCTAGCTTGAATTTGTACTTGAGATAATTCATTGTCTAGTGTAAACTCTGGTGCTACCTCTTTACGGTCTGTAGTTCTAATACCCAAACCTCTATCTAAATCTATCATCTGAAACAATGGAGCACCCCACGAAGTCATCCATTGACCAAACACTTTAGCTATAGCTTCTCTTCTTTTTTCTTTACTTAACTTATCACCTCCATCAATACTAGCACCTAGTGATTGTAATTCTTCTACAACAATATTACCAGCGCCAGCCCTAAGACCAGCACCGCCAAGAAACAATTCAAAAAATTTATCTGCGCCATCCCAACTTTCCATTGTTCCATCTTTAATTTCATTAACTGCTCTTCCTATCCAATTAGCTTGTGCTAAAGGATAAGTACCTACAATATTCATATTTTTATCATTAAAAGGAACAGGTAATTGCTCAAAGTTTTCTGGTCTATCTGGATTATCACTACTATGATATGCCGTATAAGCTCCAAATAAACCCCAGCCTACCATCATTTTAGCTATTTTATCAAACTCTTTAGGTGTCATTGGCCCTTTAACACCCTTACCAAAAGCATTTCTTAACTTCCTACCTAATGGACCTGCTGCACCACTAGCAAGTTCACCAAAAAATTCAATACCACTAGCAATAAATCTAGGAAAAGGTATAAACACTGTGCCTATACCTGATTTAGTAATTAACTCTGCTGTTCTACGTAGTATAAGATTTTCTGGTTGCCCAGAGTACGTAACTTTAAGTGCTTTATCTACAGAGTCAGCTAATAAATTATTAAATGATCTACCGTCTTTAGGTCTAACTTTACTTGTGTCATTCATAAAGTCTGCAAGTTCACCAGCTTCTAATCTATCTTGAAAGTTATCTATACCCCACTCACGTTTAACCAAACGGTTAAGTTCTGCAAAGAAAGTGGCATTACGTATTGCATGTTCTTGTATTCTGTTTGGTGTGTTTATAACATTGCTTAAATCTTCAGCCATGCTTAACATCTCGTCTAAGTTTTTACCTATTATACCAGTAGCTTGACCTCTACCTAAACCCTGTTGCAGTTCATGTAAGTTTTCGTACATCATCTTATGCATCTCAGGATATTCACTTAATATATATCTACTAAAATCATTTGCCTGTACAGGATCACGCATTAAATTTTTCATACCGTCCATAGACCCACGCAATGCGGCATTAGAAGCACGAATATTTATTATACTTTTTAATCCTTGTTTGGCACCACCTCTTTGTGTCTCTAGCATTACGTTAGATAACAAATTAGATAAACCCTCTATTGGATTTCTTACAATAGCACTCTGCAAGTTTCTTGCAGCAACAGCTACTGGTGCAACTAATAAACCCCTACGTATACTCTCTGGTCTAAGTATCCACCTTTTCCAAAAGTCTTTAAAACCTTTTTCTCTATTTATTGCAATCTTAGAATCTAAATCAGTAACTATAGATTTAGGTTTTTGTTTGTTAATGGTACTAAACTTTTGTAGTATGCGCCCTGCTTCAGATGCACTACCATAAGTAGCCAATATAAATTCTCCAAACTTTAAATTGTTTGCATCTAACATATCCATAATTTTGTCTGGCTTTAAATCTTTACTTAATACAAGATGTAACATATCATCTATAAGAGTTTCTCGTTTACCTATTTGTTCAGGATATAACTTATTAAAGTCAGACAGTAAACCTACTAAACCTTCCATAGAAGATGCAGTCACTATAGGTTTAGTTATTCCTTCTTCACCAAGGTCTATATCAAAACGTTGTCCTTTACTAGCGTCAACTAGTTCACCTGTTTCGTCTACACCAACCATTGATAATTCTTTATTTCTAATACGAAAAGCACTTTCCATACCAGCTTCAGACACTTTAGATTTGTCAATTACAAGTCTTGTCTTTCCATTTTTTAAAGTTTCTTTAGTAGATATAATTACATTATTACGTTTTTCAAATTGCTCAATTAATTTTTTACCTATACCATCATTGATAGCAAGATTTGCTTTAGCGTGTACAGATGCCTCTTTTTCAGTACGTATTTTTTCTTGTTTATCACGAGCAAATCTTGTTCTATCTGTTATGGGTCTACCTGTTACATTAGATACAGGTCTGGTAAAAACTTTCTGTGTACCTTTAGCTAGTTTACCTACACCACCAGCTACTTCAACAGCACCAAACAAAGCCATAGCATAATTTCCAGCAGCATCTAACTTACGCCCTTCACTCCACGCCCTACGACCAAACTCTATATCATTACCTACACCTACTGCAATAGTTGCTGGATTAAATATTGTATCAGCGCCTATAATATAATTAATTGCACCTAGACTTAACTCTGTGTCTAACAGTGCCTGAGTAGCTAACCTTGTTTGGGCATTATCTGAAGTTAAATTTTTGTGTAACTGTTCAAATCTACCTTTTAAATTTTCGTAGTCTACGTTGTCTGACTCTTGAAAAAAATCATCTGCTGTCTTAGGTATATCTTCATATTTTTTAATTTGTTCTGGGGTTCCAGTAGCACGTACATGCATAGCAAATTCTTCTTCAGTATTAAAGCCTCTTGACTTTAACAGTTCTTGACGTTTTAAAAATTGTTCATCTGCAGATGATAGCTGTTGTGTTACTCTATCTACTACTTCTTCATCTAAGTTCGCACCAACAGGACCACCATAATCTAAATTTTCTTTATTTAAAAATTCATTTATGTATTCTTCTCTAAACTTTAAAGATATTCTTTTATCAAGAGCTTTAGAATTTTTATAATCTTTTAAAGTCATTTGCTCCTGCAGTCTAGGCGTATTGTTCCAGTACTCTGTAGCTTTTTTTGTTTCTTCAGTTTCAAATTCAGATATAATATAATCTAAAAATTTTGTTTCTGCGTCAGGATCAAAACCTGTAAGCTCTTCAAAGTTTTCTGGAAAAAAGTTTTGTCCTTCTACTTCTCCCATAACTTCTTCTTCAGTCATGGTATCAGTAGGCAATAACGTTTCAACCTCTGAAACAACAGGAGAAACAACAGGCTGTTCTTCTACAGAAGGTTCTTCCTGTACTACAGGTTCACTGACTTCATTATCATCCCAAGCACTAGGTAGTAAATCATCCTGAGACAGCACAGGATCTTCCTGTACGATAAGTTGTTCATCTTCATTATCATCCCAAGCACTAGGTAGTAGATCACTACTCATTATAAAATCCTATTGGATAAAATTTACTATCTCCATTTTCTTGTTCAGGCCTTGCAAAAACAAAAGGCCATGCTATAGATGCAGTTGGATTATTTCTATTTAATCCTTTATACTCTAAAGGAGTTTCTATATAAGTTTGTATTCTACCATCTATACTTAATACATTTCCTACTTTTAATAAACCTTTTTTGTATAAATTTGCTGCTTGTGCAGATGTGTATGTAGTTTGACCTTCAGGTGTAGGGTAATAGTAATCTCCAAATTCAACAGCACTTTCACCAAGGTTTAATTTTTCTTCATCTGATGCACTATTTATGGCACTTACACGCTTAGCATTTTCTCTAATTTCTCTGACCGCATTGTCAAAAGCAGGTTGTACAAATGCTTCTAAATTAGCAGATTTAACATCACTTGAATCATTACGTTTTAACATCATATTAGCAGCGTTAAGAACAGATACTTGAGCAGCAACTTCTCTGCCACCAATGGCTGTTGTTATCTGACCTTCTAAACTTTCAAACCCTTGGGCGACTTGAGTTATACCAGAAAATAATTTAAAATCATTACGTAAATCAGCATTACTATACGGATCACTATCTTCTTCTTTAGCAGTAGCCAACTGTTCTTCTATAATAGCTTCATTTCTTTTATTCAAAACAGTGTATTCTTCAGAGGCAGGATCAAGAGATAACATTTGTTGTACTACACCAGCCCTTAATTCCCCAAGGCTTTTTACAGGTTTAGCAACAGGTTTTATTATAGCACCTAAAGCTGTAGGATCAAACTCTAAGTATGGAGATTTGTCAAAGCCCTCTGGCAAGTCACCAGGTTTAACTTTACCATGTGGTCCTACAGCAGCTTTAAATTCATCCATAGTTTCAGAGTATTTAAATAATGTATTTGGATCAGCACCATTTTCCATAGCAGTAGCACCATATCCAGCTATTGTAGTTGCGTATGTATTACCTTGACCTAAAGCATATCTACTAATGTCATCACTAAATCCTGCAGCCTTTAATGCTTGGGCAGCTTCAGCCGCAGCTTTCTCTGTTGCACGTCTTAAATCACCACGAGTTCTATTATCAATAGCGTCTTGTTGTTTTTTAAATTTCCTATCCCACGACTCATCTTCACGAGCTTGAGCTTCTTCAGCCTTTACTTTATCTACAATAACATCTGCAAACCCACCTGCAAACGACATAAAATCAAACGACATACTAAGCTCTCCTTGCCATTAATCCTGTAGCAGGTGGCTCACTAGCCTCTGCAGGTTCTTCTTCCATCATAGGCTCTGTGTCTTCTACAGGTGCATCACCTGCAGCTTCCATCTTAGCCTTAACCTTCTTCATAGCTACAGCTATAGTTGAATCTCTAAATTTATCTTCGTCAGGGTCTTCTAGTTCTGTACCCATAACATAATCAACACCTTCTTCATCACCTATATAAGCTAACATTTCCATGATTACTGGTAGTATGAGAACACCTACGTCAATAGTATGCTTGCCCATCATAACACCATTACCCTGTAGGGCATTAGCTATAGATGTAAGTGGCACACCTAGTTCCATAGTCTCTGCTATCTGATCACGAAACAGTGGGTTCATTATGCGTTCAGCATAGAACTGCATGGCGTCATCTACATTAGTGTACTGTGCAGGTCTTTGCCAAGGGTACTGACCTAGTTTACTAGTTAAGCTCTGGCCTGGGATATGTCTTTCAAAGTTAGGCTCTTCCATCATACAGTTTCTTTCTTTGATCACGCACTTGATTAAACATTTCCTGTGCTCTTTCAGCAGGTTCTAATGTTTTCTTTTTTTGTTCAGGTTTTTTACGCATCATACCCATAAGACCAGTGCTAACTGGCTCTACAGGTTTAATAGCAGTTCTGTTCTTCATGTATTTTGCATATGCTGTTCCAGCAGGATTAGTTTGCATTGTATTCTCCTAATTAAAATAGACCTTTAAGTATGCCACCCGACAAATCACTTGTAAGTAATGTTGCAGCAAGGCTACCTATTGATTTAGAAGCACCTGCATTACGAGTAGCAGCAGCTTCATTCTGTGCAGTGGTGGCTTGAAGTTGAGCTATGGCATAGTTACCTGCACGATCTGCTTCATTTTCAGCAGACTTATATGCATTATCCATTTGATCACCGTAATGTTGCCACATATTATCGTATGCTTGGTTCTGGATGTCAAGAGTATTCTTAGCATTAATTTCATTTGCTCTGTTCTGTGCTGCAGTATCTGCAGTTGCTACTTCTCTACGCCACGTAGCATTAGACTGAGCAATCACAAGTTCGTTCTGTGCATTAAACTGGTCAGCAGCATTAGATTGTGCTACATTAAACTGTTCCATAGCATTGTCTTGTCCAGCATTAAACTGTGATATAGCTGTCTGTTGTGCTTTATTAAACTGATCTACCTGTGTTTTTAAGTTGGCATTAAACTGATCTACTTGCATCTCTGAGGTAGCATTAAACTGTTCAGATGCATTTACAGATGCCTGATCAGATAGTAGTGTTTGCTGTATAGCTTGTGCTTTAAATATAGCTACCTGTTGTTCGTTACTTAGATTAGCCAAGTCAAGCTGCAAGAAGTTTTGTGCGTTAAGAACTTGTGCCTGTTGAGCGTTAGACAGTTCAGCCATATCCATAGTTGCAAAGTTAGCTGCATTCTGTAGGGTAGCTGCTTGTGTAGTGTTAAGTTCTGCTAGTCCAATAGACTGCATCAAGGATGAGTTATGTAACACTTCTTGTTGATCAGAAGTAAAGTTAAGATTAGCTGCATCAGAGTAACGTGCAGCATTACTAATAGCTACTTGTTGATCATTAGTTAATACTTGACCTTGTAAAGCCTGTGCAAGATTAGCACTAGTAATATAAGACTGTTGTTTGTTACTAGCATCAGCTAGGTTAGTTTGTAATGCACCTACATTATCTTGCAACACTGCTTGTTGTTTATTACTCAAGTTTACGTTAGCTTGTTCAGCATACCTAGCTGCAGTTATTATGTTAGACTGTTGTGTATTGTCTAATACTTTACCTTGTAAGCTAGTTCTAATCTGTGCGTTAGCTAGTTCTACAGATTGCCTATTAGATAAATTAACTTTCTGTAGGTCAAATGCTTGCACACTATTCTGCAAGTTCATCTGTTGTTCGTTACTTAGGTTCTGTAAAGACAAACCTTGTTGTGCCGCAGCATTAGCAAGTGATACCTTTTGTTGATTGTCTAAGTTAGCCATGCCCATTGCTGCATACACTTGTGCATCTTGTTGCGCAATAGGTAAGGCACTTTCCATAGCGGCCTGTACGATAGCTGCAGCAGCCATAGAGGACGCTGCCATACCACGAGATAGCATAGCCTCATTAGCCGCACGTATAGCCCCTGCAGCCCACGCAGGAGTGCCATTATCAAAGCTCTTCATAAGGCTAGATAGTTGACCTTGTACAGTTGCCTGTGCAGTAACGTCACCTTGCATAGCTACAGCAAGTGTACCACTAGAAACAGTAAATGCTTCCATCTTTGCAGCTATATAATCTGTAGTTTCATCAGATAAACCAGTGTCAGTTTCTTTCATTGCCTGTACACTTCGCATTATACTGTCTGATATTTTAGCAGGTGGTGGTAACTCTTTAGGATCAACTGTGCTTGTCTGAGCTACAATCTTTTTTAGTCTATCAGACACAGCAATATTAGCTTCTATTGCTACTCTATCTTTACCTTTAACTTCCGCAAGTTGTTTAGCTGTAACCTCTAAATCAGTAGGATTGACTGCACGTTCAATACGATCTGCAGCTACTTTAATTGCATCGTCAGCTATACCTTCTGTACGTATATCATCTGTCTGTCCTACTACTTCTCGTGTAAGAGTGTCTTGTGTTTGTGCTTCTAATTTTTTTAGTTTTTCTTCTGCTGTATCGGTTACTTCTTTGCCATCGTATGTTTGTTCTGATACTGTATCAGGACCACTAGCATCAAATGATTTAGCTTTTGTAGTAACACCTTGTGCTACACTATCTAACTGACCTGTACCTTCTTTAATAAACTGATTATCTTCTACATTAATTTTATCAGCCATAACTTTAGTACCAGCTTCTTCCGTAATAGAATCTGCAGGTTTATCAAATCTTTCTGTAGTTAAATCCTTAACAGTTCTTTGTGTAGATTGTAATACAGGTTTTAACTCAGCTTCTCTTTCTACATCATCTGCAAGTTCTTCTACTTTATTATCTAATAATTCTTGGTAATAAGAATTGTATTTAATAATTGAATCTGTTTCTTTATCATATCTTTCTGAGTCAGGGTTCTGTAATACTAATTTTTGTAATCTGCCTATCTCTACTTTTTTTGATACTATGTCTTTAGTAACTTTATCATACGAATTTTTAATATCTTTAATATCTGTATCAACATCTTTTGCACTTTGATCAGATATATACTTACGATATTTTGTTTGATCCTCTAAAAAAGTTTCAAGATTAGCACTAAAATTTTCTGAAGAATTTATAACAGCTTCAGCTTCTAATGCATTTGCTACTTCAAAGCCTGTAGTTTGACCTTCACCTACATCAAACATTACTTTAATTTTTCCCGATGGTGTACCATCTAAATTTGTTGTTACTACTTTTGGATTTTTAAATATTTCTGCAATATTGACATCTTTATTATTTTTATAATTATTATATATATTTGTTAGCTCATCTTTATAAAATGGCATACCAGCTTTAGTATCTTCATCTTGTTCAAATTCAGGTTCTGTAGGCATTTCTACAGGATCATCAACTATAGGATCATCAATTTTATAATCAAACTTAGGATCAATAGGAACTAAACTACCATCCATATTTCTTTCATTACCTGCATCATCAAAAAATGTACTGTAGTCTGGTTCTTTTTCTTCTTCTACTGCAGGAGTAATTGCTGTATCTACAGGTGTAGTGGTTGTAGTATCTACAGGTGTAACTTGTTCTTGTTGTGCTTTAGCTTTTGCACCTGCTAGTGTATCAACACGAGTTTGTGTAGGTGCTACTGTTGTTGTATCTCTAGGATCAGCTATACCTGTAGCAGGTTGTTGACTAACTCCTGTGCCATCTGAAGTAAGTGACGGACCATAACCTGTAATGTTACCTTGACTATCATATATAGGAACCATATCAGCAGTCTGATAGCCTTTTGAAAGTTGATCTTTTGCAATTGTTTCTGTAGGTGTACCTGCTGGCCCTAAACTATCTTGATACGTATTACTTTGAGGATCGCCTGTTCCCATTTGTGATGTTGTACTTGCAGGTGTAGTTGCGTCAGGTCGTGTTTGACTAAAGGTAGGAACTAAACTACCATCACTCTTTCTTAATCTACCTTCTTGATCAAAGTATTGTGAATAGTCAACGTCACCACCATTAGCAAAGTTTTGCACCATGCCACCATTAACCATCTGAAGGGCTTTCTGTTGATACATACCCATCTGTTGCATCTTGTCAGGATTTTGATTTAAGTATTCATTAAACCCCTGCATATCTCCTTGATACCCTAGAGTACCAGCAATACGTTGCATAGCTTCAGGTTTAAATCCTTTAAATTGTTTCATTATCTAGTTCCTATCCATACTAAGCCAAACAAACCACCAGTACAAACTATAAATAAAAATATACCTGCACTCCATTCTATTATAGATTGTTTAATTTCCATTTGTTTGTGCTCATGTTCTTTTTTTTGTTTTCTTATTTCTGCTTCTATTTTTAATAATTCATCCCAATGTGAAGGACCGTACATAACACAGATGTAATCTTTTAGTTCTTTACGCATAGCCTCAGCTTTTTTCTTAGCTGCAAATATTTCCATTGCTTCTGCTTGAACGCCACCACCAAGAGTTTTATACCAAGGTGGTTTTTGAATTTGTCTATCGGCAAAGTCTAAATCAGATATACATCCAGCCCATTTAGTGAGTTGTGTTCCCATATCTTGTAAGTCTTTGCCTACTTGTATCCCTTTTTTAAGAGCATTGAAAGCGGCAGTAGCACCTGCAATAGCGGTAATTGGATCTATCATACATAGTGCCTCTTATAGTATTAATCTTTAGCTGCCATTTTTTCTACAGAAGTACGAATAGCTTTTATGTTTTCATCTATTCTAGCCATAGATACAGCCTGTCCATGTACAGCATCTTCCATACGACCTAATCTTTGTTGTACCTCTACAATCTTAGAAGCATTAACTTCTATATCAGAGGACATTGTACTTACAGTCCAAACAATAGCGGCACCTTGCAAAAATAATCCAAAGATTAATGTCAATGGTACAGACTTACTCAAGTGCCAGTTATCGTTAGCCACAGTTAGCCCCCATTAAGTGTGTCTAAATCATTCCATACTTTAGTAGCATGGGCTGCTGCATTAAAGGTAACATCATTACCATCACTGTCTTGATCTTTCCAACCGTTAGCATTAGCAGAGTTTGTTAAGTATGTCTGTAAATCAGACTTGCTACTAATCTCAGCTATAGCACCTGATATGTCTGCACCATCATCAGCTATACCTATCATAATCCAATCTTGTGGTGAAGCTGTATCGGGATCTGCAACCGTATACATGCCACCTGTTGATTGTGGAACACCAAACTTTAACCATGTAGGTATTGTACCATCTGCTTCTAGTCTATACTTTACTACTTTATACGCCATTACTTTTGTCCTCTATCTGTGGTGTGTTTGTTAAAGATGTTTCGTCGTATATAATAAAGCCACGACTTTCTGCAAAATCACTTGGGCAGTGCGCCCATTTATCTGCACAACCTTCAAGCCACTGTACTGTGTGATGATGCTCTGGGGCTTTGCCTTGTTTAACTAATTCATTTTCCCAGTTAAGATAAGAGAATACTTCTGCTTGAGCTTGGGCTGCATTAATACCTAAGTCAAACAAATAGATCATGTTACCTTCATCAATCACACCTTGTCGTGGTCTTGCACTATTTAATGCTTGTTTCATACAAGTCATTATGTGATACTTAATTTCTTCTAGCTCATAGTCTTCTTCTGTAAGTTCTTCTTTACCTATTTTTTTCATTAGGTTGTCATACTGATTAGTAAAAAAGTTTAACTTACGTACTGCACCTTCAACGTAGCCACGAGATGATGCAGCGTTAGCCTCTTTCTCGTTAATCTTTATTTCAAGCATCTCACGCTCAAGATCATCAGACTCATTCTCTAGCTTACGCTCTAGCTTCTTTAGCTTAACTTCTTCCTTCTTCATACGGAAATAGCCTTCTTGCAAAGCAGACTTGGTTTTTTCAATTTCAGCAAGCGTATGCTTTACAGAGCGAATAGGCGTGATTGCTGTAACGTCTAGTGTTACGCTCATCATCTGTGAGTGCGACTTGTAGAAGTTGCTAGATGCCTGTGCAATTGCAGGGGCTTTATCCGAAATGTTAGCCAGCATAGACTTATACTCAGGCTTTGCAGATGGAAGCTGAATGTTAAGATCTACCGTAGTTAATTCTGTGTTAGACAATGAGTAACTCCTTCTTATTGTTCTTGTGAGTTATATCATATTTTGTTAAATATTGCAAGTACTTATGCCGCTATACCACCGTGGGAGTTGGAAACTGCTCCATTTGCACCGCTACCACTACTTAAATCACCAAAGTCTGTAGCATCTCCCGTTGATGCTATTGTAAAAAAATCAAGAGTATTATTATTATTGCCAACACTTGAAACTGCTCTAGTAGAACTGGCAACAGACATACAATGTAAAGAATTTGAGTTACTTAAATTACCAAAGTCCGTAGCATTTCCAGTTGATGCTATGGTAATATAATCAACAATATTATTATCTCCAGCACTTTCACCACCAAAAAACATTCCTCTGGTAGTATTACTAGCACCGCCTTGAGATCCTCTACCTACAGTTAAGTTACCAAAGTCTGTAGCATTACCTGTTGATGCTGTAGTTATGTAGTCTATAACATCACTTGTACTATTACCTCCCCCAAACACTCCCCTAGTGCTTGATTGACATCCCCCTAATTGATACCTAGTAACTGATTGATCACCAAAGTCAGTAGCATTTCCTGCTGAAGCTATGGTAAAATATTCCATTCTATTATCAGAAGTTCCACCTATTCTACCTGTAAAAACTGCTCTTGTTGAGTTTGATACACCTGCATTTCCAAAGGTTGTACCACCTAAATCACCAAAGTCTGAAGCATTTCCTGCAGTAGCAAAAACAATAAAATCAACAGTATTTACTTCAGAATTTCCTGAATTTGTTCCACCTGCAAATAAACCTCTAATACTGTTAGAAGCACCTGCATCATTATAACGTGATAGAGTTAAGTCTCCCCAATCAGTAGTGTTACCTGCAGAAGCAATTAATAATTGATCTAGTGTATTAGTTGCTGAAGCATACCCTGCATGAAAAATACCTGTAGCAGCTAAATTAGCCGCATTAGGCCAGTTATCACCTCTAACATAATCATACTGATCTTGTAAGTTCCACACACCAGAGGCTGCACTACTTACAAGTTTACCATCAGGTTCTACTTTTGTTGCGGAGATTATGTTGCCTGTCATTTGTTTGTACGACATTAAAATAATCCCCCGTGTGCTGAAGATACAGCAGCTGGACCTTCAAAGTTAGTAGCAGAAAGATCACCAAAGTCAGTAGCATTGCCTGTAGAAGCAATAGTAATATATTGTATTACATCAACTGTAGCCCCACCCGCATTTCCTCCAGCAAATAAACCTCTAGTATGACTACTAGTAGACATAAAATTTCTGTTTCCTGCAAGTAAATCACCAAAGTCTGTAACATCACCAGTACTAGCAATAGTAATATATTCTATCACATTAATATAATCAGTGCCTGAACTCTTACCACCACCAAATATTCCCCTTGTAGAACTAGAATGACCACCCATTAAATATTTAGCAGCAGAAAGATTACCAAAGTCAGTAGTATTACCTGTACTAGCAATAGTAATATATTCTATAGTATCACTATAACTGTCACTTGCCGTTGGTGTACCAAGAGCTATTACCCCTCTAGTAGTGCTAGAGTGACCAGTTCCCCTTCTTGATATAGCACTTAAATTACCAAAATCTGTAACATTACCAACAGAAGCAATAGTTATATATTCCATAACATCTATGTTTCCACCTGCATAGCCACCAGCAAACACACCTCTAATATTACTAGAAACTGCCGTCAACTGAGATTTAGCAGCAGAAAGATCACCAAAGTCAGTAGCATTTCCTGCTGTAGCTATTGTTATATAATCCATTACATTTGTTGCACTAGAGCCACCACCAAAAACGCCTCTAGTATAACTTGAGCAACCAGCAAGACGTGTCCTTGCTACTGTCATATCACCAAAGTCTGTAACATTACCTGTTGTAGCTATAGTTACAAACTCCATAGTGTTTACTGCAGAACCACCTATCTCACCACCAGCAAATACTGCCCTTGCTGATGATTGTGCAGATGCAGATTGAAGATCTTCAGGATTTAAAGGCCAATCTGCTGCATACTGATACTGTGTTGAGAGGCTCCATACACCTTGATAATTGGGCATTATGAAAGTCCTCCGTGAACAGATGAAGCCCCGCCAGAAACGCTGCCTCTTGGACTTGTAAGATTACCCCAATCTAGCGCATTACCTGTAGTCGCAATTGTAACATAATCAATGGTGTTATCGAATGCACTTTGTCCCCCTGCCCAAACTCCAAGAGTGGAGCTAGACGCAGCCGCACGGGTTGTTTTGCTTATTGTAAGATCACCAAAATCCGTTGAGTTCCCCGTTGACGCTATCGTGATATACTCAATTGTATTATCCGAAATAGCACCGTCAATTGCACCTATTAACATCCTTGTTGAACTACTACAGCAAGCAGCGTGTCGGCCTGTGCCAGACATATCGCCAAAGTCCGTTGCGTTGCCTGTGGAAGCTATGGTGATATACTGAATTACATTAATATCTGCTGAAGTGGGAGCTTCCCCCCCTGCAAATACGCCTCTGGTGCTAGACCCTGCCCCGCCTAAACTGCGTGTCGTATCCAGCAAATCACCGAAGTCCGTTGCATTTCCCGTAGAGGCTATGGTCACATAGTCAATGATGTTGTAGTTCGTGTTGTCTGGCGTTCCCTTCAAGCCGCCAGCAAACACCCCTCTTGTAGAAGAACTACATCCCCCTAAAGACTCTCTTATTTGAGTCAAATCTCCAAAGTCAGTTGCGTTACCTGTGGAAGCAAAAGTTATATATTGAATTATATTGTATTCTGCATCGCTGCCAGTTGCGCCACCACCGACTACACCTCGCGTAGAAGAAGAAACACTGCCCTTACTTCCCTGTGTCATCACTGAAATTAAATCACCAAAATCGCTGGCATTGCCCGTACTAGCAAAGTTAATATAATCAATCGTATTAGTTAAGCTGTCTCCTGTGGTTATACCTCCCATAAAAGCAGCAACAGCAATAGTAGGCGTAACACTCCCACTCGCATCACTAGGGCTAGATGTACCATAAGCATTAATAGCCCACACTTTAGCTGTGTAAGCTGTGCCGTTAGTTAAACTACTAACAGTTATAGGTGATGATGTACCTGTACCAGAACCTGCGCTGTAGGCTGTACCGTCTGTACTAACCTGTGCAACAAAACCTGTGATAGCAGAAGTGCCTGTATCAGTAGGTGCAGTAAATTCTACACTTACCTGTGTGTCACCCTTAGAAGCACTAACCCCTGTAGGTGGATCAGGTGCATCTAATCCATCAGTACCAATAAAGCCACCGTTACGTCTTGCCATTATTATGCATCATCCATTAGTTCAAAGCTACACAAGTATGTTAAGTCACTAGCTGCAGAAGCTGTAACTGCGAGTAAGTCTGTTTCATCTAAGTAAAATCCATTGTCTTTACCTACAACAACTAGTGTTGCATCAGCAGGTACAGAGACTGTCTTAGCTATAGCTACATAGTTAGAACCATTGTCTACACTTACTTCTACTGTAACATCAGCAGCATTAGTACCATCAATGTTTGCAATAATTAGTGTGTTTACTTTAGCAACTTTGTCAGCAGCTACATCAATAATATTTGCCCTACTTGTTGTTATTGCACCAGCTACTGTTGTAGGTGTGATACTTGATACATTAATTAGATTAATTACGGCCATTTATTTTTTCCTTTATCCGAATACGATTGCCATAGCAATAGCAAAACCTTTAGTAGCTGAACTACCACTAGCATAAGTTTTTATATCTGTTGCTGGA